GTGCCACTCCCAACCCAACCGAGTGCTATCAATTTAGTAGCTATAAACAAAATGTGGAATAATAGGCTATTACCCTAGTTACGATGGTCCAGCTAGTCCACTTAATCCTGTTGTTTGATCCAATAATTCTTTCTTAAAGCTGGAGAATTATCTTGTTTGTTGTTGTCATAGTATCACATCTTTGTTAATATACAAATCATCTAAGAAAAGTTCTTAGATTTGTGTAGGGGTACACAATTAGAAAAGAAAAAGCTGAAAATCATAAGACAATTTGTGTGTTGATTTAAGTTGATTCATTTTCTTTCATAGAACAGTAAATGGACATACTGTACGGCAAGAGGACCTAGAGCAATCTAGGTCTTTTTGTTTTCAAAGTGTTATAGTAATAATATGAAATTATCACAGAAAGAAATTAATTATGAAAAACCTGATCTAAGAGTTTTATCTCTTGGTGCAGGAGTGCAAAGTTCAACAGTATTATTTAAAATGTTAGATGGTGTAATACCAATGGCAGATGTAGCTATCTTTGCAGATACAGGAAATGAACCTAGAGAAGTTTATACATACTTAGATTATTTAAAAACATTTATGAAAGGTGTATTGCCTTTATATATTGTATCTAAATCAAACATTGTAGAGGATGCTTTAGCAGAAAAAGAATATGGAACAAATAAAGGTTTTTTAACAATGCCTGTTTTTGGTATTAATGAAGAAGGTAAAAAATCATTAGGTAGGAGACAATGTACTAACGATTATAAAATACAACCAATACACAAAAAAATAAGAGAGTTATTAAATGTTAAATCTCTTAGAGGAAAAAATATTGAAATGGTTATGGGTATTAGTACAGATGAAATACAAAGAGCAAAAAAAGCACAACAACAATGGCAAATTAATTATTACCCTTTACTTGAATTAAATATGAGCAGACACGACTGTAAACATTATGTAGATAGTAAAAATTTACGAAAGCCACCACGAAGTGCTTGTATAGTGTGTCCTTATCACAGCAACGAAGAATGGCAACACTTAAAAGAAAATTACCCAACAGAGTTTCAAGAAGCTGTTGCGTTTGATTATGCAATACGAGATGTAGCAAAAGAAAAAGGAATTAAAAATTATTTACATAGTTCTTTTATACCTTTGGATCAAGTAAACTTTAAAAAGAAAAATCCAATATATCAAGGATCTTTATTTGATGATGAATGCGAAGGTATTTGTGGTATATAAATTGCCTTTAAATTTCCATTAAGGTATAATGAAATTACTCTTTTCAATAGAGTATCAACTTCCCTGTTTGATTAACCAATATGCCCTAGCTAGACTAGGGTATGGAGAGGAAAGTTATGAAAACAAATCAAGAAATTATTTCTGAAACATTATTAAAGATTCGTTTCTATAAAAACCAAAAAGATTATTACAACAGACAAATAGAAAAATATAGATCATTACGACATCTTAATAATAAAAATACTAAAATAATGGAAAAACAATTAGAGAAGTATGTAGAAAAAGGAGTGCTTATGGGAGATATACCAGTAGTTGATTGTGAACAATGTTTACAGCCTGTATGGGAGAATGATTTGTATGATGGTTTATGCTCTACTTGTAGTCAGAATGATTTATCAGGATTCTTTGAATAATGGTAATTAAAAAAAATGGCTTAGAATTTGAAAATTATTATCAGATTATTAATACACCAAATGACCCTAATTCTAAATATGCTGTTTTGATAAAAGAAAATAACAAAACAAAAATTGTTAAGTATGGTGAGCGTAAAAGAAAAAAGTTAAAGAATATAGAAAAAATAATAGAAAGACTAGAAAGATTTATATAAAAATTTTTTTTTTCGACATATGTCATAGTAATAAGCTAAGCTATAAGCTATGAAAACAAAAATATATATTGGATTATATTTAGCAGCTATTGTTGCTGCTAATTTATTAACAGCTCGGTATGGACCAGAAATAAGCATTTTAAATGCGTTTTTATTTATTGGTCTTGACTTAACCACGAGAGATTACTTGCACGAGATATGGCAAGGTAAGATAAAAACAAATATGGTATTGTTAATATTTGCAGGATCAGCATTAAGTTATGCTTTTAATGTAGATGCAGGACCAATAGCAATAGCATCATTTGTAGCTTTTTTATCAGCAGGTCTAGTAGATACTGTTGCATATCAAGCGTTATCTAATCAAACATATAATGTCAAAGTAAATGTCAGTAATACTCTAGCTGCTGCTGTAGATAGTATTATTTTTCCAACACTCGCTTTTGGTGGTGTGTTGTGGAATATTACTGCTGGTCAATTTGCAGCAAAAGTTATTGGTGGTTTTATTTGGGCAATAGTGATTAATGCGTATATTCGTAGCACAAAGTCCTAAATATCTAATAGGTTGGGATAAACAATTTGTAGGTAGATTGTTTATCCCTGACCTAGCTTCTAAAGCACAAGATACATTTTCTGACAATATGGTTTGGGGTGCTGATAATGGTTGTTTTACAGAGTTTAAAGAAAACAAATTTATGAATATGTTAGAAAATATTAAAGATGGACCTAATGGAAAATTTGTTTGTTGTCCTGATGTAGTAGGTGAATTTGAACAAACAATAGAATTATTTGAAGAATGGCAACCAAAAATAAAAGAATATAAACAACCTGTTGCTTTAGTGTTGCAAGATGGTGCAACTACAGAAAATATACCTTGGGATAAATTTGATGCGTTATTTATTGGTGGTTCAACAGAATGGAAATTAGGAGAAGCAGCAGCAAGTATAACTAAAAAGGCTAAACAAAAAAATATGTGGGTACATATGGGCAGAGTAAATACTGCTAAAAGAATTAAATACGCTATATCAATAGGTATAGATAGTATTGATGGTATGAGTTTCAGTAGATTTCATAAAACGCATTTACCTAAAGGAATTGAATATATTAAAAATTTTTCTAATCAACAGGTTTTTGTAAACCTGTAGGGGCTTGTCTCCCTTTTATACGAGGATAAGTTTTAGGTTTATGATTATTACAATATCTATACTTGTTATATTTTGATATAACAGTATCACAGTTCTCATCAATACAAATCCTTCCACTACTATATGAAGTAGAGGGTTTGTAATTAGGATATTTATTTCCTTTTATATAATCACTCATTAAGCTAAGTATAGGAGATATAATGCCAGGTAAAGGCTACTCATACAAAAAAGGTATGAAAAAAAATAAAAGTAGAAAAAAGAGAAGATAATGGCTGAACGAAAAGTTTGTGCCAATCCTGGCTGTGAAACTAAGTTTAGAGCACAGCATAATAATAAACGATATTGTACTGTTCAATGCAGTCGTAAAGCACAACATAAGCGAAGTAAAGAAAAAAAACAAAAAGATTTTACATCACAGATGACTGCTGTGCGTGGTGAGTATTACGAAGAATATGTTAGAGATTATGCAGAACCAGTAGCAAATAATTTAATTAAAAAAGTTGATGTAGCAGATTTATTAGGTGTAACCAAATCTTTAGTATCTAAAATGCACGAAGCATATTTAATAGATAAAGAAAATCTAACTAAACAAAAAACTTGGAAAACACCAAAAGAAGCATTAATAGCATTAGAAAAATTTGAAGATTTTAGAGATAGATACTTCCAAACAGAAACAGGCGATAAATACGAAACAGCAGACTTTCATCAAAAATGGATTCAAAGTATTTTACAAGCAATAGATGAAGGTGGCGAACAAATGATACTTTCTCCACCACGACACGGCAAGACAGATTTACTGACACACTTTGCTGTATGGCAGATATGTAGAAATCCTAATGTAAGAATTATGTGGGTTGGTGGTAATGAGGAGATAGCAAAGAATGCTGTAGGTGCTGTAGTAGATCACTTAGAACATAATGAAAAACTTATTGAGGATTTCTGTGGACCAGGACAAACATTTAAACCAAAGAACAGAAGTGGTAAGTCTTGGACATCTGGACAGTTCACTATTGCTACAAGAACTGTAACTGGTATTAAATCTCCAACAATGGTTGCTGTAGGTAAAGGTGGAAAGATATTATCAAGAGACTGTGATTTGATTATTGCAGATGACATTGAGGACCACGGCACAACAATACAACCTTCTGCTAGAGAACAAACTAGACAATGGTGGACAACTACTTTGTCATCTCGTAAAGAGGAACATACAGCTATTGTTATTATTGGGTCAAGACAGCACCCAGAAGATTTATATAACTTTCTTTTAGAGAACCCACAAGTTACAACAATCGTAGAAGAAGCACATAGTACAGAGTGTGTGTTACCAGAATTAGATATTGATGTACATACTGATTGTATGTTATGGGCAAGTAAGCGTAGTTACAAATGGTTACTCTCTCGTTTACAAGCTGCTGAAACAACTGGTGGTAAAGCTATCTTTGAAATGGTATATCTTAACAAAGCATTCGTAGATGGAATAACAATGTTTGATGTTGAAGAAGTAGATTTGTGTAGAGATGTTAATAGAACAATAGGAAACATACCAGCAGGAACACATTTAATTGCAGGACTTGACCCTGCTTCTACAGGTTTTCAGGCTTGTTTCTTATGGGCAGTTAATACTGATACAGGAAAAATGTATATGGTAGATATTGAGAATGAACAAGGTGGTGGCATTATTCAAGCCAAAGAGACAATTAAAAAATGGTATGAGAAGTATGGACTTGCACATTGGGTTATTGAGGAGAATGGATTTCAGAGAGCAATACGACAAGATAAAGATTTAAAAGATTACTGTGCAAGAATGGGTATTTATTTAGAAGGACATCAGACACAAAAAAATAAATTTGACCCTATCTTTGGCGTTGGAAGTATGAGAGAATTATTTAAAGAGGAATTAATTAGTTTGCCATATGGTAGTGCAGAAAGTGAAACTAAGAGTAATATATATCGTAGGCAACTAATTTATTTTTCTACAGGTGCTAGTAAGCAATCTGGTAGAAACAACAAGAGTGATGTTGTTATGGCTAGTTGGTTTCCTATGAAAGTAATTAGGAGATTACAAAAAGAACGACTAGCTGAGGTAGGATTAGATTATAAACCTAGTTTTGGAGAATGGAATATAAGCGATATGAACGAAAGCCCTTGGGGATAAGATGACACCAGAAGAAATACAACACGCTATTACACAGTTGCATTTTGATAATCAAAGTGCATATTCTACTAGAGGTCGTGTTCGTGCAATTATGAATGGTGGACCTGATGGTATTCTCGCATTGTTAGGCGATCAACTACAAGGTTTCCAAGATTTCCAAATACCTGTACCTAACTTGATGATGTCAGGATTAGAACACTTAGCACAAAAGATAGGTCGTATTCCAAACCTCAAAGTAGATGTACCTAATGGTAAAGATTCTGAAAGAGCAAGACAGAAAGCAGAAAAGATTGGTCGTATAGTCAATGCTTATGATGAGGTACAAAAATTAGATTTACAAATGCCACAAGTAGGTAGATGGCTACCTGGTTATGGTTTCTCTGTTTGGGTTATTAGAGAAAAGAAAGATGCTAATGGAGTTCCTTATCCTATTGCAGAACTAAGAGACCCTTACAACTGTTTTCCTGGTTACTTTGGTGCAGACCAACAACCAAAAGAAATGGCAATTATTCGTAGAGTTCCAAAAGATGCTTTAGCTAATACTTATCCAAATAGCAAAGATAAGATTATGAAAAAAGATGATGCTTACCAAACAAACATTCTTGGTGTAGGTAACGCATATGCTTCTGCTTACACAGATTCATACAATGGTTCTTGGGCTAACTCCAATGGTGATGGAGATTTAATTGCAGAATATTACAACTTAGATGGAACTTATATATTCCATATGACATCAGGAACTATTCTTGACTTCATACCTAACCCACTTGATAGTGGTCCAGCATTTGTCATTGGTAAGAAATTTGCTTTTGACAGATTGCAAGGACAGTATGACCAAATCATAGGTCTTATGGCTTCAATGGCAAAGATTAATGTGATGTCAATAATAGCTATGGAAGATGCAGTCTTTACAGAAACAAACATATCTGGTGAGATAGAATCAGGACAATATCGTAAAGGTAGATTCGCTGTAAACTATTTATCGCCAGGTACACAAGTCAGTAAACCTGCATCAAATGTTCCTTATCAAATTTTCCAACAGATAGATAGAATAGAACGACAACTTCGTGTTGGTGGTTCTTACCCTGTTTCTGATGATTCACAGTCTCCACTTAGCTTCGCAACTGGTAGAGGATTAGAAGAACTAGGTGCAAGTATGTCTCTAATGATTAGAGAATATCATACTGTTATGGCTGATGCTATAGAGATGATTGATTCTAAGAGATTAGAGTGGGATGAGAAAATGTATGGTGGTAAGACAAAAGCATTATCTGGTTATATGGATAATAAATTTTACTCTGAAACATACAATCCATCACTTGACATACAAGGATCATACAAGACACGCAGAGTGTATGGTGCTATGGCTGGTTATGATGAACCACAAAAGATTGTTACAGGTTTACAGTTATTACAAGCTGGTATCATAGACACACAAACTCTACAAGAAAACTTAGATGGATTAGATAACCTTGTTAGAGTGAATGAAAGAATTACAAAAGAAAAAGCAGATAAAGTTTTATTTGACACATTGTTAGCACAAGCCCAACAGGGTGATGCCAAGGCAACTATGGCTGTTGTACAGATAAGAAAAAATCCAGATGATATGCAAAATATCTTGGATAAATTTTTTACAGCAGAAGAACCAGAGATACCTATGGCAGAACAAGAATTGCTTGGGGGTGCGACCTTACCACCACAGGGTCCACCACCAGGCATAGCACAGTTACTACAAGGATTAGGTGGCTAATGTCAATTAATAAAAAATTTGCAGATATAGTACACAATTCATTAGGTGATGTTGATGAAATTGGTGATGATATATTAATGGATGAAGAAATTTTTCAACCAAGAATATTTAGAGATGAAATGCCACCAATGGTGTTTCCTTTTGGTTATATGATAATCAGTTCAACTTTTATGTATTATGATGATGAGGAGCAAGATGGCAACGAGGAGTTCTAGTAACAAAGGTACTGATAGGAGAGCATTAAATGTTCCACCACCAGCACGAAATACACAAGACAATACACAAGCTGTAAGAAGAATACCTGGTATGCCTTATGGTGAACAACAAGCATTAACACAACAGCAACAAGCTGCACCATTACCAAAAGATACTACTCCACAAGCACAACCTGCTATGAGGAGACCAATACCTCAAATGGATGTGTTTGCACAAACACAAAGACCAAGTGAACCTGTTACATCAGGATTACCTTTTGGACCAGGAGTTGGAGCAACTGAACCAGTATCTGATGATCCAGATATGTTATTAAGAGCTATTTATTCTGTTTATCCTGACCCTTTACTTCTTAGATTATTAGGAAATAAAGGTGTATGATAAATGTAGAAAATCCAAACTTTGAAGATGAGTTTGAAGCAGAGATAAAAACTAAAGAACAGAGATTTGCTGAATTAAAATCACAATTATCAGCTAATAATAAATTCAAAGCAAGACTTGCTAATCGTAATTTACAAATAGCTCCATATATACCATCAACTATTCCTGCTGGTATGGGTTTAATTGGACAAGATATAGAAGAAGTTAGTCCTGCTGTATTACGAAATTTAGCACTACAAGTTCAAGATCAAGATAATAGTTTATGGAATAGTATTACAGATAAACTCAAAGGCGTAACAAGAGGAGTATTTCTTGCTGCTGATGCAGGTTTAGATTTTGTTAAAGGACAGTTACTTGGTAGATTTCCAGTTGAAATAGGTCAGAGATTTAATGACAAATTAGCAGAAGGTAAATCAAGAACAGTTGCATTAGGAGAAGTATTTGATGAATTTGATGATATAAGAAAAAAAGTAGGAGATACTGCTTTTACTATGGCACTTCGTGAAGCATCACAAGGCAGAGAAATAAATCTCGGTGAAGGAATTATTCCACAATCAACACCAATTAAAGAAACAGAAGAATACAAAGAATTAGTTAAAAGAGGTGTTGCACCAGATAAAGCATTAGAACTAGCACAAGATATTGTAGGTAAACCAATTACAAGTATTGCTAAAGAACAAGCAATTAGTGGTGTTCAATTTAGAGGTGATACAAGAGCAGGTTTACAAGCAGGTGGATATACACCAGAAGTAACACTAGGTAGGTTAATTGCAGAACCTTTAGTTGCTATGAATATAATAGAACCAGGTACAAAAGGTTATAGAAACTTATCAGGGTCTGTAGATTTTGTAGGAACATTAGCACTTGACCCTGCTAACTGGGTAACACTTGGTGCTGCATCTGTTGCTAAAGGTGCAAGAAGTATAAAGTTTTTAGATGAAGCACAGAAAGCAAAACAAATAGCTGAGTATGGTGGTATATCTGGTGGTCTTAGAAAAACAGTTATAGAGAAATATCCTAAGTTAGGTGGTTATTCTGTAGAAGGATTTTTACAATCTGATAAAGGAGTAAATCTGCAAAAGTTTTTAGTTAGTGGTAACACACCTGAACAAGCAGCAGGTAATGTAGATTATTTATCAAGTTTATTTAAAACAAAAGATTTAAAAACTTTAAATAAAATTGCTAAATCATCTAATGAACAAGAAATGTATGGATTATTAACAGATTATTTTGGTAAAAATATTAATCAAAAAATACCTTTTTCTAATAGATTGTTTAGTACATATAAGGGTGGTGGACAAACTAAAAGAACACAACAATTATTTTCTAAAATTACAGGAACATCACCAGAACTAGCAAATTTTGGTGTAGGTCCTGCAATAAGATTTAGTAATAAATGGTCTCCTATTGTCAGATCGTTTTCTAAATTGTATGAGCCAGGTTTAGACCCAACAGATATAGATGGTTCATTGGTTACATTACAAAATATGATGAGACAAATGGATTTACCTGCTGAAACAAGAGCAAAAATATTATCAGAAACTATTGATAGTTTAGACCAGTTAGATGCTGCTGATGATGCAATATTAAAACAAATTACATTAGGTGAATCAGAAACAGCTTTTTCTGCT